TAGTAGTAGACTCCGGAAATAACAAACTCTGAAAAGAATGGATAAATATAGAGAAATTCACAATAAACTTAAGGAGTTCTCTCCTGGTACATTGACTGCAGTAGAGTGTATAGATTACTTGGATAGGCTCTATGCAGTAAGACATGATATTGTAGATCAGATGATAAAGCATGATTGGTCTGACAATAAGGATTCAGAGGAGGCAATAGGAAAAGTACTTTTATTTGCAGGGGTCCCATCCAACATTATAACAGCATTGGAAAAGAAGGTCATACCAAATCATCCTACAGGGAAGAACCTTAAGGCATTTTTTAAGATGACACCTGACAACTACAAAATTAGTGGAACAAATATTGAGTTTGTTGAGGTTACTGTTACTGCTGATGTTGACAAAGGAATAAGAGAAAAGAAATTAAAATATGAGGCGGGTTTATCATATATTGAACAGGAACTACACAAGTTCTTTCTAAAGGGTGAAATTCCACAGCCCTATAAGATAACTTTAAATGTGGTTGCAGTGCGGACAGATGGGTCCAACATTTCAACACAGTGGCCAAGTAGAAGGAATGATGGTGTTGTTCAATATATGAGGTTAGTTCAGGCTGAGATAAGTTATGTGAGGGAGCATTTGATTAAAACAGAAGAGAGAGCTGCATTGGAAGCTATGTTCAATCTAAAATTCAATATAAGCACACATAAGAGTCAGCCATATTACATACCAGACTATAAAGGTATTGAACCAATAGGGGCAAATATTGACGACCTAGTTGACTATTCAAAAGAGTGGTTATCTAGAGCTAGAAATTTTTCATTTTTTGAGGTCAAGGGGACAGCAGTATTTGATTGTTTTAACTCAAATGAAGCCAACCACTGTCAGAAATATCCTATGTCTCGTAAACCAAGAAACTTTCTGTTAATCCAGTGTTCTTTAATTACATCATATAAACCTGCCACTACTCTATCTGACCAAATTGATAGTAGGCAGGCTTGCTCATATATCCTAAATCTCATTCCAGATACACCTGCATCACACCTGATTCATGATATGGCTTATAGATATATAAATCTCACAAGAGAGGATATGATCAGTTACTATGCACCAAGAATACAGTTTAAGCAGACACAAAATGTAAAGGAGCCAGGCACATTTAAGCTAACATCAAGCATGTTAAGGGCAGAATCAAAGGCAATGTTGGATGTTCTTAATAACCATAAGAGTGGTGAGAAACATGGTGAGCTGATAGAAAGCTTAAACATTGCTAGCCATATAGTACAATCTGAGTCAGTCAGCTTGATAACAAAAATACTATCTGATCTGGAATTGAATATAACTGAGCCATCAACCCAGGAGTACACAACGACTAAGCACACTTATGTTGACACAGTCCTGGACAAATTCTTTCAAAATGAGACCCAAAAATACTTAATAGATGTCTTGAAGAAGACTACAGCATGGCATATAGGTCATCTAGTAAGGGACATAACAGAAAGTTTAATTGCCCATTCAGGTCTTAAGAGGTCAAAGTATTGGTCCCTCCACTCCTATAATAATGGCAATGTAATTCTATTTATCCTCCCATCAAAATCACTAGAGGTAGCTGGGTCCTTTATTAGATTCATTACTGTTTTCAGAATCGGGCCGGGTTTGGTTGACAAGGATAATTTAGACACAATATTGCTTGACGGTGATTCGCAATGGGGAATTTCAAAAGTCATGAGTATTGACTTGAACAGACTGTTGGCCTTGAATATTGCCTTTGAAAAATCTTTAATTGCAACAGCTACATGGTTCCAATACTACACTGAGGATCAGGGTCAATTCCCTCTACAGTATGCAATTAGATCTGTCTTTGCAAATCATTTTTTACTGGCAATATGTCAGAAAATGAAACTTTGTGCAATTTTTGATAATCTCCGGTATTTAATACCTGCAGTCACATCTTTATACTCTGGATTTCCTTCATTAATAGAAAAACTGTTTGAGCGTCCTTTTAAATCTGCATTAGAAGTCTATATATATTATAATATCAAGAGCTTGCTGGTAGCACTTGCACAGAATAATAAAGCTAGATTTTACTCTAAAGTGAAATTGCTAGGCTTAACAGTTGATCAATCAACTGTTGGTGCAAGTGGGATTTACCCTTCCTTTATGTCACGTATAGTTTATAAACATTATAGGAGTCTAATATCAGAGGTGACAACATGCTTCTTTTTATTTGAAAAAGGGCTCCATGGGAACATGAATGAAGAAGCTAAAATACATCTAGAGACAGTAGGGTGGGCACTTAAATTTCGAGAAAAAGATGAGAGATATGGGGAATCATTAGTGGAAAATGGCTACATGATGTGGGAGCTTCGTGAAAATGCTGAGCTGGCTGAACAGCAACTGTACTGTCAAGATGCTGTAGAACTGGCAGCAATAGAGCTAAATAAAGTTTTATCAACCAAGTCCAGTGTGGTTGCCAATAGCATATTGAATAAAAACTGGGAGGAACCCTATTTTAGCCAGACAAGAAACATAAGTTTAAAGGGCATGTCAGGGCAAGTTCAGGAGGATGGGCATTTATCATCTTCTGTTACAATTATTGAGGCCATCCGTTACTTATCTAACTCAAGACATAATCCCAGTCTTTTAAAGCTATATGAGGAAACAAGGGATCAGAAGGCGATGGCTAGGATTGTAAGGAAGTATCAGAGGACAGAGGCAGACAGAGGCTTTTTTATCACAACACTCCCGACACGTTGCCGGCTGGAGATCATTGAAGACTACTATGATGCTATTGCTAAGAATATAACTGAAGAATATATCTCGTATGGAGGTGAAAAAAAGATTCTTGCTATTCAAGGGGCACTAGAAAAGGCTCTTAGGTGGGCATCTGGTGAAAGTTTCATTGAACTCAGCAATCAAAAATTTATTAGAATGAAACGGAAACTTATGTACGTTAGTGCAGATGCTACTAAATGGTCACCGGGAGACAACTCAGCAAAATTCCGAAGATTCACATCTATGCTCCATAATGGTCTACCTAATAATAAGCTAAAGAATTGTGTGATTGATGCACTTAAACAGGTTTACAAGACTGATTTTTTTATGTCAAGAAAGTTGAGAAATTATATTGATAGCATGGAGAGTCTTGACCCACATATAAAGCAATTCCTGGATTTTTTTCCTGATGGGCATCATGGAGAGGTTAAGGGAAACTGGTTACAAGGTAATTTAAATAAGTGTTCATCTTTATTTGGTGTAGCAATGTCATTACTGTTTAAGCAGGTATGGAATAATCTATTTCCTGAACTTGATTGCTTCTTTGAGTTTGCCCATCATTCAGATGATGCTTTATTTATTTATGGATATCTAGAACCTGTAGATGATGGAACTGATTGGTTTCTATTTGTATCTCAGCAAATACAAGCAGGTCATTTGCACTGGTTCAGTGTAAATACTGAAATGTGGAAAAGCATGTTTAATCTTCATGAACATATACTCCTTTTGGGCTCAATAAAGATATCACCAAAGAAGACTACAGTCTCTCCAACCAATGCTGAATTCCTATCAACATTTTTTGAGGGTTGTGCAGTGTCGATACCATTTGTAAAGATCTTATTGGGTTCATTATCAGATCTGCCAGGCTTAGGCTATTTTGATGATCTGGCAGCAGCACAAAGTCGATGTGTTAAAGCCTTAGATTTAGGGGCCTCCCCCCAGGTGGCACAGTTAGCTGTCGCATTATGCACGAGCAAGGTAGAAAGATTGTATGGTACAGCACCAGGTATGGTAAATCACCCTGCTGCATACTTACAGGTTAAGCATGATGATACACCTATTCCTCTAGGAGGAAATGGTGCAATGTCTATAATGGAGCTAGCAACAGCTGGGATAGGGATGTCAGATAAAAATTTATTAAAACGTGCACTTATAGGGTATTCACATAAGAGGCAAAAATCAATGTTATATATATTAGGTCTCTTCAAGTTCTTGATGAACTTATCTGAGGAGACATTCCAGCATGAGAGACTAGGGCGGTTCTCATTCATTGGGAAGGTGCAGTGGAAAATTTTTACACCAAAATCTGAATTTGAGTTTGCTGACATGTACACCTCAAAGTTTTTAGAGCTATGGAGCAATCAACATGTAACATATGATTATATAATCCCAAAGGGCAGGGATAACCTTCTTATCTATTTAGTTAGGAAGTTGAATGATCCAAGTATTGTAACAGCTATGACAATGCAGTCACCTCTACAACTAAGATTTAGAATGCAGGCAAAGCAACACATGAAAGTTTGCAGATTAGATGGGGACTGGGTAACATTTAGGGAAGTTTTGGCTGCTGCAAATAGTTTTGCAGAGAATTATACTCCTACTAGTCAAGATATGGACTTGTTCCAAACATTGACAAACTGTACATTCTCTAAAGAATATGCATGGAAGGATTTTTTGAATGGGATCCATTGTGATGTCATACCGACAAAACAGATTCAAAGGGCCAAGGTTGCAAGGACATTCACAGTGAGAGAAAAGGACCAAATCATACAAAATAGCATCCCAGCTGTAATTGGTTATAAATTTGCTGTCACTGTAGATGAAATGTCTGACGTATTGGATACTGCAAAGTTTCCGGACTCGCTATCTGTTGATTTAAAGACCATGAAGGATGGAGTTTATCGGGAATTAGGACTGGATATATCATTACCAGATGTTATGAAGAGGATTGCACCAATGCTTTATAAGTCTTCTAAGTCCCGGGTGGTTATTGTTCAAGGGAATGTTGAAGGAACAGCCGAAGCCATATGTGCTTATTGGCTAAAATCAATGTCATTAGTAAAGACTATAAGGGTAAAACCTCATAAAGAGGTCCTTCAGGCAGTATCAATTTTTAACCGTAAAGAAGATATTGGACAGCAGAAAGATTTGGCTGCTCTTAAACTGTGTATAGAGGTATGGAGGTGGTGCAAAGCAAACAATGCACCATATCACGACTGGTTTCAAGCTCTCTGGTTTGAAGATAAAACATTTTCAGAATGGTTGGATAGATTCTGCAGAGTAGGGGTTCCGCCTATTGATCCAGAAATTCAGTGTGCAGCTTTGATGATAGCTGATATAAAAGGTGATTATTCAGTGTTGCAACTACAGGCTAATAGGAGGGCATACTCAGGTAAACAATATGATGCTTATTGTGTGCAAACATATAATGAGGCAACAAAATTATATGAAGGGGATTTGAGGGTTACATTCAACTTCGGTCTTGACTGTGCAAGACTTGAGATATTTTGGGACAAAAAGGCTTATATCCTAGAGACATCAATCACACAAAAACATGTGTTAAAGATTATGATGGATGAGGTTTCAAAGGAGTTATTGAAGTGTGGGATGAGATTTAATACAGAGCAAGTTCAAGGCGTGCGACATATGGTGTTGTTCAAGACGGAGTCTGGGTTTGAGTGGGGAAAACCAAATATCCCGTGTATTGTCTACAAGAACTGTGCCCTTAGAACAAGCCTTAGAACTACACAGGCAATCAACCATAAATTTATGATTACAATAAAAGATGATGGACTTCGTGCTATTGCACAACATGATGAAGATAGTCCCAGGTTTTTGTTAGCCCATGCTTTTCATACTATAAGAGATATTAGGTACCAAGCTGTTGATGCAGTGAGTAATGTATGGTTTTTACACAAGGGAGTTAAACTTTATTTGAATCCCATTATTTCCTCTGGCTTGCTTGAGAACTTTATGAAAAATCTCCCTGCTGCTATTCCACCGGCTGCATACTCGTTGATCATGAATCGTGCAAAAATATCAGTTGACCTCTTTAGGTTTAATGACCTATTGAAACTTATCAATCCCAATAATACACTAGACCTCTCTGGTCTTGAAACAACTGGAGATGGCTTTAGTACTGTTAGCTCAATGTCAAGTCGATTATGGTCTGAGGAGATGAGCTTAGTTGATGATGATGAAGAGCTGGATGATGAGTTTACAATTGACCTACAAGATGTTGACTTTGAGAATATAGATATGGAGGCTGACATCGAACATTTTTTGCAAGATGAAAGTTCTTATACAGGGGACTTGCTAATTAGCACAGAAGAAACCGAATCTAAAAAAATGAGAGGCATTGTAAAAATACTTGAGCCTGTGAGGTTAATTAAAAGCTGGGTATCACGTGGATTATCTATTGAAAAGGTATATAGCCCTGTCAATATAATACTGATGTCCAGATATATTTCAAAAACATTCAATTTGAGCACTAAACAGGTTTCCTTATTAGATCCTTATGATTTAACTGAGCTGGAAAGTATTGTTCGAGGCTGGGGGGAATGTGTGATTGACCAATTTGAGAGCCTTGATAGGGAAGCCCAGAATATGGTAGTTAACAAAGGAATATGCCCAGAGGATGTTATCCCTGATTCATTATTTTCATTCAGACACACAATGGTATTGTTGAGACGGCTATTCCCGCAGGATTCTATTTCCTCTTTTTATTAGGCTTTCTTTCTTTTTCATTTTCCGGAGCATACTACTACTA